AGCAAACTCAATAGGTCTTTTCATAGCACAATCTTGAGAGAAAAAGTTGGTTAAAAGATAGTTAGATTGAGATACGTTTTGAAGATTTCGCTCACTTATTCCACAGCTGTCATCGCCAATTCTGGATAAACTATCAAATGTAAAATCTTTTGTAAAAGCGGACATTTCTATATATATATTTAATAATATTTTTCTTAAATATATAATTTAATTATCGCAAATAAGCAAACAGTGTGATTTTGTTAAATAACTACTCCGTCTACTATGTCTTAATTATTAATTATTAATTCTGTCCACCAACAGCCCCAATTCTTGGATTATTTCTCATCAAAGCAAAATCATTTCCTTCCTTTCCGGAAACCATATCTCCATAACAAAAATCAGCAAAGCTTGTTTGGTCGTTTGGTATGCGAGTATTAGCCGTCGCATAAAAACTATGCTGACCAAAATCCTCAAATTCTAAACTATCGCCTAAAGTAGAAAACAATTTCTTCTTTATTTGAGGATCATTATCGAAATTTGACACTATAAAATTCTGCGTGTCCTCGTTTATCTGTTTTTCGACTGCTCTATTATAAGCCGGTGCAGCCATTTTACGATTCGGATTGTCTTGAATTTCTGGCAACAATACATTCATAAGCGGGTTTTTATTCGTGGGATTTGTAAAATTGCCTTTCAAAACTTGATATACTTGTGGATTTGTAAAACCTTCAACGTGTTTTTGTGGCATCTCACCTTCTTTGTTATCTTGCTTATAGTCCTTGGCGTAATATAACATCGCAATTACACCTAAAGTAATCAAACCAGTAAGCAAGAAATTATATGTCTGTGTTACTACAAATCCTAAAATAGTTAATATTATAACCAGTCTAGTGATGGCATTTATTTTTTCATTTCTAGACATGCTTTCTCTTGGCCATATTTGGCTTAATTGTTCCTTTTTTAATAATACTGCTGGATTCTTTAACCAAATATTAGTTTGTTGCGCTGACATTTATATATATATATTCTTAATTATTTATTTTTTTATTTTTTCCCCTTCTTTTTCTTTTTCTTGTCGCCAGTTGCGGAATTGTTAGATCTCATTGTTTTCTCCGGCTTGTCACCTTCAATGGAATACACCAATTGCTCTAACTCCTCGTCTGTCAACTGCTTCGTTGGAGGCAAAATTGCCAATCGCTCATTTTGCTTTTCCATTTCAATCTTTTTCTGTGCGGATTTATAAGCGGCTCTTTTAATCATATCTTCCTTCATCTGTGCCTTTTTCATATTTTGATTTAAAGCATTTGACATTGCGCCTAAATTGAGCTTTCCTCCTCCGAGACCGCCTAGACCCGCCATTCGAAGCATGTTGGCCATATCGGCTCCACCACCTAATCCGCCCAATCCAGCTAGACCACCTAATCCAGCTAGCATATCATCGCCACCGCCCCCATCTGCTCCATCGCCTCCGCCACCTCGTGCGCCACCACCCCTTCCTCCTCCCATTCCCATCTTTTTCAATAACGATTGAATATCGCCCATACCGGGCATGTCCTTCATCTTGCCCAATAAGTCAGTCGCCTCTTTCATCAATTCACTTTCCTTTATTTCACCAGACTTAATCTTACTATCTAACTTACCACCCACATTTTGTACTAAATTCATCAACTTTCCCGGGTTTTTAAACAAATTTTGAAACACCTCATTTACCGATGTCGCATTCCCGGCATCAATATTCAACTCCTCTGCGGTTTCTGCCGCGATTTCTTTCGCTAATTTACCCAACTTGCCGTCAAGTAAACCATTAATATGACCTTGAATATCTTCTGGATTCGGTAACTGATCCAAATTGATTCCGGAAACATCAATTGGTCCATCGTCTCCTCCCATCATGTTTTGTAAATTATTCATCGTTTCTTCCAACTTCTTTTTTAGTTCTTCTTCATTAATCGACTCGAATAATTTTGCGGTGTCGCCAAACGAGTCTTGCGAATTCACTTGACCTATAACCGAAAACAAGATAATTTGTAAATATTTCCAAATGGTTTCCTTTGTATTTACGCTTATATCCGCCTTCCATATATCTTTAAAGTCGATTCCGGGTAAAAATTCCGTATTGACATCTTCCTTGGAAAACATGTCCTCATTTTTGTATAAAATATCGAAAAATCGCTCTGGAAATACCGACTTGATATGTTCATATACGCTTCGAATGCTTTTTTCATCGCGTGTTTCTTTGATATTGTGTAGATCTGTATGTAACCTTTCTTTAAACTCTGGAAAAGTAAACAAAATATCGTTGATTAAATCATAAACTACCTTTACAAATTCTTCTGGAATTACTGCTTTGTCGCTTGATTTAGACATCTATAAATTAAATAATAATTATTGTTTAAATCAAACTAATTGTTATATATTTTTGATAATTGGTTTAAATTCTTCAAATATTGAATTGTTTTCTTTTTATTAGTTGGGTCTAAGTGTCTCAATGGCTCTCTGATCTTGTCGATTCCGTCCAAAACTTTATTAGCAGCACCTTCGTCCATCTTTAAATCATTGGAATAATCTTTGGTTAAAAAATACTCCAAATTCTCCTTCTCAATTTCATTCTCATATTTTATACAAATATATCTATACCAGACAGACACTATCATTTTGGGATTCGCCTTTCTTAGCATATTTAGTCCAGTTTTTGTCGTTTTAATATCACTGTTTTCTGGAAATAGCACTTCTACATCTTCCAGAAATTCCTCAAATTGGTTGTTAAAGGCTTTTAAGATAGTCGTCTTGTCCATTTTATTATTCTAATCTTTTATTTTTAAATATATTATCGCAATTAATATATTTAATGAATTTGATGTAATTATCTATCTATTGACAGTCTTATTTATTTTCCTATTGGTTTATTCATTTTTTGTTGTCGCAAATCATTGTTTCTCTGTTCCTCCATTTCTTTGAATGAATTTTCTCCTACTTTATCTGGACTCCATGTGTCGGGTGGCGTTTCTATAGAACTTTTATAATCAACCGTCGCATAATTATACATTTGTCTGGATCCACCGTTACCCTTTGCTAATAATTCATCGCTTCCTTGATCCCAATAACTAAAATTGTCACTCGCCACACCAAAGCCACCTACATTATCATTTCCTAAAGAGAAGGCCATGGGTTCTCCATTGAATCCGGTAGCCTTCGCATTATTATACTCTTCTCTTGGTTTTATCTTATCTGTAATTTCATTTCCAAAAATAACTCGATTACCTTCTTTCAATAGTAACATCGCCGGTACTTTTTGTACTTGCGGAGGCAACACTATTTTTTGCTGATTTTCTAAAGTAACATATATTCCTCCGTTTTGAGGATTTCTAAATCTTTTATCAATACAAATAAAATGAATATCATCTTTTAATTCGCTTTTTCCAACTAAGCGTAAGATATTTTTACACTTTTCACAGTAATTGCTATAGTATAAAATACAACTCATTAATATAATAATTTAATTATTTAAGATTCGTTTAAACTTATTTATCGCTTATTTGTTTTGTTTGATAATTGTTTGATAATTTTTTGCTAATTATTTCTAAAATAACCAATTTCTTAATAATATAATTGTTCCTTTTTTATAACATATCTTAAAAAATTGATATAATAATATAAATAATAATTATATATATACACAATCAAGATGATGGAGCCTATTATTAAAATCAACTCGGAGGAAAAAAATACGTTGTCATTTACCATGACCAACATAAATTATAGTTTAGCAAATTCACTTAGACGAATTGTCCTATCTGAAATACCTACTCTTGTTTTTAGAACATTTCCACACAGCGAAAGCAAAGTCAATATTACTATAAATACTACTCGTCTCAACAATGAAATCATTAAGCAAAGAATCGGTTGCGTTCCGATTCATATTACAGATGTGGATTTTCCATACCAAGAATATGTTGTTGAGGTCGATAAGAAAAATGACACTGATACTATTCAACTATTAACTACTGAAGATTTCAAGGTTAAAAATATTTCCACTGATAAATACTTATCTGCGACTGCTGTAAAGGAAATTTTCCCACCAGACCCACTCACGGGTGGTTATATTCCTATTACTAGATTGCGACCCAAGTTATCCGAAAATATCGATGGTGAACATATTCAATTCATTGCTCAACTCGATATTGGTACAGCTAAGCAAGACGGTATGTATAACATCGTTTCTACATGCGCATATGGTAATACGATGGATTTAGTAAAAGCAACTGATGTTTGGAACGACAAGAAGAAGGAATTAGTCAAATCTGGCATGTCAGAAGAAGACATTGAATTTGAGAAAAAAGATTGGTTCCTATTAGATGCGAAGCGAATTACATTGCCAAATAGTTTTGATTTTGTGGTTGAAAGTGTGGGCGTATTTTCCAACTTCTCCATTATACACAAGGCGTGCGATATTATGATTTACAAGTGTAAAAAGTTTATCGACATGATTGAAAAAGGTGATGTTCCGATTGAAATCAGCGAAAATACTACTATTTCCAATGAATATACGGTCACCTTAAAAAATGAGGACTATACACTCGGAAATGTTATTGTTTATTTCCTATATGAAAAGTATTATTCTGGTGATAAATCGTTGTCATTTGTTGGATTCCGTGTGCCTCATCCTCATATTCCTAACGGTGTCATTCGCTTGGCATTTGAAGCAGCTGCTGACACAACTACAGTATCACAGTATTTGACATATGCCGCTGAAAGCGTCATCACGACATTTACAAATATTCAAAAGAAATTCAAGGAGTAAGACCTAAGCTATAAATCGAGGCAAGTAATAAATCGACCTAATCAATAAATTAATCAAACAATTTAGCAAACAAAATTTAAAAATAAAAATATAGTACATATATTATCTAGGTACGATAATGATATTTGTATTATATTTTTTCATGTATATTACAAGTTATGATATATGGAATTATTTTACCCATATTTGTCTACACAAAGTTAGTCTGTATAAGTATCATAAATATCATCATCTAATAATGTATAGCAATTTATCGTATGCGGATGCTTTTGCTGGACATGTAATTGAATTGCCGTTACACGCAGTTGGTATCTTTATACCACACATGTTTATAGAATATCATATTCGTGCTTTATTATGCGCTTATATATTTGTAACAATTAGAACATACTTACAACACGATCATAGATGTAGTTGGTTAGTCGGTAATCATCATTTATTACATCATACACATCCAAAATATAATTTTGGAGAAAAATGGATGGATTATATGCTTGGTACATTGTATGTGCCCGGTACAGATGGTGTATATTCCGAATATAGAGATTAGGTCTTACATTATCCTCATTCAATTATCAAACAATAAAAAATTATTCCACTTTTTATTGTTTTGTTTTATTTTACTTTACTTTTGTCTTGTTTACCTTTGTTTTAGATCGTTTTTCTCGTTTATTTTAGTTAATGTATCTAATTTTGTTAATTTTGTTCAGTAGTCGTATCAACATCCATCTTATCGTCGTCTCCAATGTTGCTATCAACCGCCGCGCCAACATCAGTCGCATTACCAACCTCGTTATTCCTCTCAGTATCACGATGATTCTTTCTCACATCATAATTCATGACAAACATTTGCTTCGCTGGGTGTAATTCGTTGAAATAGTTGATCACAACCTCCTTATTCACATATTTCTGCTCCGGCATCAGTGTCTTCAAATAAATCTCATGATGAAGCTTATACATATGTGTTCTGTATTTTTCGGGAAATTCCTTCAATACCTTCTCCTTCTTAATATAACAACGAATATAATTGCTCATTAGTTCATTTGTGTAAGCGTGAATAATATTTCTAAAATCATTAAATGGCTTCTTATGCTCCTTGTAATATTGTAGATATTCACCTACCTTTCCAGATTGCCTCAAGCTAAGATATTGAAACTGAAGCTTTGGTTGGTTTCCTCTCAATTGTCGCACATGTTCATAAGTCGGATTTCTAAACTTGTATCGCTCTCCCATATTATTCTTAATAACAATACCCACCGTATCATATGGCGTATTCATAGATACTAGGTCTTGCTTACATCTATTCAAATCGTCCTCGTTTTTTAAAGGAGCGCGAGTCACCAAATAAACTCGGCTGTTTATTAAGCCAAGTTCCGCAACATCCTTATCAATCTGAACTACATGAATCGTCTTACTGTTCTCGATACGATAGACATCAACCAAGTACAAACTCATTTCCTTGATAATCTTTACAATTCTATTTCTAGGATGCTGCATCACAAAACTATATACATAACTCTTATTCAAATCATTTAAATTCAATCCAATCGCTTGACATACTTCATTAAACATATATTTGAATGTATTTTCTTCCTTGTATCCATTCTCCATAAAGAAACACATGTCGCCACCCACACTACTACGTGTAGCAATCTCCCAGCTATTTGTTTCGGTTTCATAAAACACATTAATCATTGTTCCCTCGATGAAATTTTCCACAACATATTCGGCGCCCTTATCAGCATCCGCATTCGGAGCCTTATCCAACTTCAAATCGTCAGTATGTAACGACTTGGGAGGCGCAAAACACACAACTGTTCCATCATCTTTAAATATGAGTGACCGCAATAGACCAATTGAATTTACAGACTCACGAACCAACCAATCTTTGTCATACTTTAGAATATGATAAGTTACTCCATTTTTATGCTTCCACACATTATATTTCAAATTTAGTGATTTCGCAATTTCACTTCTCTTCTCCGCATCGAAGAGCAAACCGTCAATCTGGGGAATACTGTTTAAGCTATATGCCATCGTCATCTTACTTATTATACATTTATTTCTTTAATTGATTTTAAAATCAATTTTTTCGTAATTCATAATAATTTCTACTATAAATATAAAGTAATATGGCTACATCTAATAATATTTATTTACAATTAGGTGATATTATTCAAATTGATGCACCCACAAATTCAGAGTTAAATCAGCATATATTTCTGATTGATTACATCAATAATAAGAAAATAAAAATCATCGATGAAGATACCACGACGCTTTATACGCTTGATATTACAGCTGACGGAAATTTATCCGATGAAAGTATTCAATCTATTTCTATTCTGAATCGAGCTGATACAACTGGATATGCTAGACAGAATAATCTCATTCCAAATAATTGGGTAGATATTCATTTTGGTGGCGATCTTCCAGTAATAATTACTGGGCAGATTACTAATTTAGAAGAAGATATGATTGAAGTTGAACTATTGAATGAGAAAGAAGAAACGGCCGATAAAGAATTGATTTATATTGATTTTGGATATAAAGGTATTCCAGAAAATATCCCAATTGATAAAATTGTTATTCGCAATGCTCCAGAGATTGCTAAGAAGATGGTTGCGACTGAGTCAATTGTGGATGCGACTGGTCTTGCTACGGCTGATCTTGGTCTTGATAAAGGTATTGGCGAGAGTAAGGCTGGCGAAGAAGAAGAAGAACCAGATTGGGAAGGTAGAGAGGAAGGCGAAATATATGAACCAGATCGTCAATTAATGGAAACAGCTATTCAAATTCCAGTAGAAAAAGTAAAGGCACAACTTAAGGATATTATATTAGAAGCCGATCAAATCGAATTTGGCCCACAATTAGAGGCGATTACACAAATTGTTGAAGTCCCCGAAGAGCAAAAACGATATGGTATTGAAACCCAGACAAATGAATTATTGGATGATTTGTTAGCGTCTATTCCAAACGCCCAGCGCACACGCAGTGTTTTAAATAATATTCACATCATGATTGAACGCTTCAAACAATTAAGAAGCAAATTTTCGTCATTTGACCAAAATGGCAACGCAAATATGCCAATTTTTAAGGGGGCGAATTACAAGCCATTGATCGACAAGATAAATAATATGAATTATAAATTGTCTTGGATCTTACCCGTTGCGCAAAATGTTAAAAAGATGTACGATTTAGACATTAAAGACGACAATGATGTTCCAGATGTTCTATCCTTAACGCTAGCCCAATCCAGAATAAACGAGTTTGATATTCGTGAATTATACGAAACAAATGCGGATAACTATGCCACTTATATGACTAAAATACAACCGTCACTCACACCATTTAATACGAATTATAATGTCAACGCATTAACTGTTGCCAATGTTCTAGAGAATTTTGATACGGTAATTGATAATCTAGACAATTTCTACTCTTCTATTGCTAAAAATGACGCGATAAAACGCAAACGATTTTTAATATCCAGATATAATTTGGGCTTGTCGAAACTTCAAACGGCTGATACTACCGCTGGTAAAATCAAAACAAGAACTATTCCAATGACAAACAATGATTTAATATCAGTAAAGTCCGTTTTGACATTACAAGAGCCCGTCGTCTATTTTTCGAATATAAGTTTGCCATCGACCAATATTTACGATAAAACAAATCTAAATAGTAAATTTTTGAATTATTGGCAATTATTCCGTGAAAACACCGCTATAAATACCCAATTTATTGATAATTTGAATGCGACTGTTGAATTTGACGACGCAAAATATCTAAAGAATAAGACGGAATATTTGTTAAGCGACGAAAATAACGATCCGGACAAATTTAAGAAGTTTCTCGAAATAATCATTCCGAAAACACGCGTATTGTTTAATCTCGTTAAAAAACATATTAATGGTAAACTTTCTCTCGTGTCCGTCGTAAATTATTTACAGCCATTCTTAGTTTATCTAGATGATATATCTTTCAAACAATATGAAGAAATTAAAGAGTTTATTGAATTACGAATTCTAGATTATAAGAAAAAATATGCTTCAAATAAAGAGATTTTCTCCAAATTAGGCCAGAGTAGAAATGACTTTTTTTATGAGTCTGTTTTTTACAAGATTCTAAAAGGAAGAAGCGAAATTGGCGATTTGGTTCTAAAAGAATATGGTCTAGGACAGTCTGGCACTTTGTACCAAGGCACTATACCCAAAGAATCAGTATTGACACCCGCTGAAATGAACAAATACATGAATCGCATCGACTATACCCGATTATTTCACACATCAATGTCCGTTTTAAATATTGATTTATTTACGCCCTTTAATTTTGACGATTTATTGGAAGAGAA